GATGGAGAGTATTTAATGCTTACGAAGCTTTGAATATTATGAATTTAGAGCGAATGTTAAATTATGTATATAATTATGCTCCATTCAATATATCTTCATCACCTCGATATTTTTGGATAAGCAATAGACCTTCAGGAACTCAAGGATGTGCAGTTGATACAGCTGCAATGGGTTTATTTACAAGTTCAACATTAACGGGTGCATTACAATCTATGTGGGTTAGATATTGCACAGTAACAGGAACAACTTTATCTTAATATATAAAAAAATGGCAACTTACAAATTTCCTCAATTCAAAGTAGAGATAGTTAATCCGACTATTTATATTGACTTAAATACGATACAAGACCAAGCATTGAATAAAATGTTAAGCGTTAACATATTACTAAGTACCGATAGTGCAAATTTTGGGGTTATTGCTAACGATATGCCTTATGAATATTCTTGGGACGATGACGATATACCTACAATGGTTAATAAATGGTTAATTCAATTTGAGGTATAATGGCAAGGTACGCGAATAACGGAATATTTTACGTCAAGTATAAGACGCGAGTAAAGATTCAAAAGTTACTACAATCTTTGATTCGTGAATACGACGCTATAGACACGGGCGCATTATACGAGTCCATTCGTATTAACGCGGAAATTCCCGCTTTAGGTGAGTTAAATATCCAGATTAACGCGATGTACTACTTTGGATTCTTAAACAACGGAGCAAACTTGTGGAATGGTGGTGTTATTGCGTCTTATGATTTCTGCGCTAAACTTACCGACTTAATGAATAGCAGTGGAGTTAGTGCTGAGATATTCGACCAATATACGGAATGGATGACACAACGTTACCCTTTACTACAAGTAGCTACAATCTTAGGGGAAAAGCGAAGCATAATATATTCGTTTAATCCGATCGGTGGAGAGTTTTTAGGAGCGTTAACTTTTAAAGGTTAAGTTCCTTCTTCATAGACAACATATTAAACACAAAGATTAACGACAAATCGGAGGCTTGACTTATCTTAGTTAGGTCTTCGTTGCATATAGAGTACAGTAGTCTTTCCCAAGACCATTTCTTAATCTTTTGTTCTTCTTGTATTTCTTTTTTTTCTTCGGGTGTAAGGTCTTTAATATCTTCTTCGGTTTCTTCTTCAAAATCGGGTTCAAATAAATTAGCGTATATCTTCATAAAGTTATCTCTAAAAGACAAGTATTCTGGAATGATTCCGTAGATGTTTGGTATAGGTATTTCGTCAAATAGATACGCTCTATCAAAAGGCGAATAAGTATAAGGTTCGTAAACAATTTCTTTCCATTCGTTCTTCTTCGTCTTTTTGTAACATATAGCAGCTATCTCTGAAATATTAGCTATATAATCTTTACTAAAGAAATACTCTATATCTATAAACTCTCCTAACGTAAGTTTGTTAAACGGCTTGAAATGCAGTTTAGCGACTTCTAATTTATACTTCTTCGGTGGCTCTGAGTTTATCCACTTTACTTGATTCATAAAATCGTGAATTTCGTCAACGTCGTAGTCTTCTAAATCTTCGGAAGGAAGACCCGTTAAAGTTGCTAACGCTTCTATCTCACGAGAGAATAGTTCGGGTATATCTTTTAGTGTGCGAAGTTCTTTAAACTGGAGAACGTCTATATCATTCCACGACTTCGGCAGTAGCATTTTCAATTTGTTTAGAGAATTTTTGTCCTATATGCACTAAATAAGGAACTGCTAACTCAGCTTTTTGTTCTCTAAATAACTTCGCTTTGTGTTTGATGTGTGCTTTGTCGTAGTGTTCGACTTTTGATAAGTCTGTTCTTTTAAAGAATACGGCAACGAGTTCACTTAAATAACCTTTGTGTTTAGAGTTAATTATTTTCTCTATTACTTTCATATCTTTTACCGATAACTTAAACTCTTCGTCGTAGGCTTTGTACTTATATCCGTCTATTTCTACTTCTTTGATTATTGACGCATCGGTTTTTTGGTTGAATTCTTGAACGTATTTCTTGAATGTTTCAAAATCTACGTCGGCTTCCACCATTTCGTCTTCGCTTACTCCTAAAAGTTCAAACACTTTGATATGTTTTTCGATTATATCAAAAGATGAATCATTATGTATCTCTGTAATGTCTTCAAACTGCTGAATAGTTAACTCGTTTAACTGATTTGGAATTTGCTTCCCTAAAATTTCTACCATATTTTTTTTAACAAATATAACACACTTTTTAATATAGTACAAAATGAGTAAAGATTTACCTATCTATAAAATCACAATCGATCCCGAATACTCCGACGGAGAGGATTTAGGCATCGAACAAATCGCATTCACTTCTACACCCGCTATAAAAGTAAAAGGAATGGCTTTTAATCAAGCGCAATCTTTCTTTTTTGCTGACTCTACAAAATATAGAGTAGTTGCACCGGCTATGATTCCAATGGAAATCTATAGACGTGACGACGAAAGCGGAGAGTATTACGTTCAATTTACCGAAGAGGTTATAGAACAAATCTATACGAAGTTTATGCGTGACTTAAACAATAGAGATTTATTTAACTTAGAACACGAAACCGAGAAAACTGTTCCCGCTTACATCCTTGAAAGTTGGATCGTGGAGAAACCACGAGAAGACAAGGCTTATACAAGCTACGGAATAGAAGTGCCAAAAGGAACTTTGATGTTGACTGCTCAAGTTACCGATGTTGAATACTACGAGAAATTAGTAAAAGACGAACAAATCGGATTCTCTATTGAAGGTTTTTTAGGTCTGAAACTAAGTAATCAAATTAAATTAAATACAATGAAGTTACCAGACGGAGAACATTTAATCGAAGGTAAAATCTACGTAGTAAAAGACGGAGAAGTTGTCGAGGTTAAAGAACAAGAAATGGCTGAAACTCAAGTTGAGGAAGAAGTCAAAGAAGAGGTTGCTATGGCAGAAGACGTAGTAGAAGAAGAAGTAAAAGAAGAAACAACCGAAGAGCCTACTGAAGAAGTAGTAGAAGAGGCTATGGCTGTTGACCCCGCTACTGACGCTGAAGCTATCTTAGCTATCGTTAAACCAGTTATTGAAGAACAAGTTAATTCTTTACTTGCTATTATCGCTGACTTGAAGAACCAAGTTGAAGAGCGTATAATGGAAAAAGAAGAAGAAGAAGATGTTATCGAAGAAGTTAAAATGAGCGCATTCGATAAATTCAAAGCATTTCGTAATACCTTTAAAAATCAATAAAAATGAATCGTAAATTAAAATTCGACCTTGAAGTTGAAACAAACGCACTTTTGTGTGCTAACCCAGAAGAGTTTTACTCTCGTGCTTATTTAACTGACACTACTGCGGATAACTTCCGTACTTTGCCGGGAATCAAGTCAGCAACTAAATTGGCTGCGGTGGACTTTGGTAACATTTTACAACCAAGTAGCTGCTCATTTTCTGCGCCGACTGACACACTTAACGCTATTGACATTGACGTATGTCCTTTGTCAGCTATGGCGCAAATTTGTCAATTTGACCTTGAGCAATCTTTCTTAGCTTTACAAATGGCTAAAGGTTCTAACGGAGATTTCACTGTAGCTTCTTTTATGTCTTACTATTGGGACACTATGTCTAAACAAATCGGTGAAGATATCGAATTGATTAGATGGCAAGGTGGTACTGGTGAAGGTGTTTTAGGTTTGTGTACTGGTCACTTGAAAAGATTGTGTTCCGACGAAAACGTAATAGGTCAATATGCTGGAGCAGTTAATTCTTCTAACGTTCTTGCAACTCTTGAGGCTGTTTGGGCTGCTGCACCTTCTACTATCAAATTCAAAAAAGGTGATTTAAGATTCTATGTTTCTGCTAACGTAGCACAAGCATACGAATTGGCTGCTGCTTCTGGTAACACTCAAACATATGTAACTCTACCTTTAGGTTTGACTTTCTTAGGAATTCAAGTTGTAGTATGCGAAGGTATGCCGGATAACACTATCATTTTAACATTGAAAAACAACCTTATCTACGCATTCGATGCTGAAGGAGATGCTAAAGCGTTGAAAGCGGTTAACCTTTCTGACACAGTAGCAGAGCCGTACATCCGTACAAGAGCGAACTTGAAAGTAGGTTTCTACCATACTAATCCATCTGAAATCGTAGTTTATAACGTTTGTTTCGATTAATAAACTTTATTTCATAGGTAAGGGGTGGTGACTAATCGCCACCCTTTTTTTTGAAACTTTAAAAAATAAATATATGTCTTGCGCAACATTACAAACAATCACAAAATCGTGTGACAATAATTCCGGAGGAATTTATACGTTGTACGTAAACCAACAAGATAATATCGCATCTATTACAACTGACGAAACGGGGACTAATTGGATTGTAGATACTATCACTTTAACTGACCCTTTAGATGTATTCGTTCCTATCGAATTTAGAAGAAACGTAGGTTCTTATACTGAGGAGGCAAACATTGACCTAATCAATGGTTCTTCTTATGTTACTCAAACTATCAATTTGATGTTACACAGACGCGACCAAGAGAAATCAAAAGCTATCAAAGTTATGGGCGCTGGTCAACAATACTTAGCTGTAATCGTAGGAGATGCAAATGGTAAGTTTTGGTACTTCCCATATATGCAAGTTACTGCGGTTGGTGAAGGTTCGGGGACTACTCGTGCGGATGGTTCAAAGTATTCTTTGACACTTACTGCTGAGAATGAGTTTTTAGCTTACGAAGTTGACCCAACTATTATCGCGGGGTTATTGTAATCTGTTTTCTCTCCATATATAAAGCCATTCTTTCGGGGGTGGCTTTTTTGTTTTAAACAAATACAAGTTATTACTTATAATATAGTTATATGATTTACTTAGAAAAAGGGCAAATAAACACATTTGTGTTAACTTTAACTGAAGTAACTACGTATAGTAGTCCCTTTTATTTATTCGTGTTTGAGAACGAATTTAACACGGCAACTGAGCCTGTTTTATGGGCGGGTGTGGACACTTCTCCGTATCCAGATAGATACAACTTATTTACTTTAGACGAAGGCGTAGATATAGACTTTGTAAAAGGTCAGTATACTTATAGTGTTTACGAAAGTGACGAAGCTATAATAGTAGACGAAAACACGAATTTAAACGATTACAATTTAATAGAAGAAGGAAGAATGATAGTAGCGGGAGTAGTAACTAATTCAATATACGACTAATGGCGTGGTATAACATTTTTAAAAAAGAAGAAAGTAAACCCGAAATAGTAGAGGGTTATCAATCATTTAGCACACCTTTCGGTAAGGTTGGAGGTGCAAACTTGGCTTTGCCTTATGTAAACGGAAGATATCAAATTTCGGGGTACATTCCTTTTGGTCACGATAACCTTTATCCACAGCTTTTAACGCAACTCTACTTTACAAGTCCACTTCACGGTGCAATAACGGATTACAAAGCGAATGCCGTAGTAGGTGGTGGTTCTACTATCAAAACTGACAAGCTGACAAACGAGGAAAAGTTAGAATTGTATACGTGGGAACGTAAAATGAAACTAAAGAAGAGTGAATTAGCCGTATCTAAACAAATTATTTTGCATAATAGAGTTTATTTCAAGCTATATTTTGACGAAAAAGGTAACTTTAAAAAGGCTGAAAATATCTATCCGGATAAAGTTCGAGTAAGTAGAGATAAATGCTATTACTTTATTTGTGAAGATTGGGCATCTCGTATTGATGTGGAAACCATTAAGCCTTATTCACCGAGTTGTAATGATAAAATACAGTTGTTTGTTTACGAAATGCACTCTCAAGGACAAGATTACTACCCACTTCCTACGTATACGAGTGCGTTAAACTTTGCTTTCTTGAGCGGTGAGTTAAGTTATTTTGCTAAGGCTAATATTCAAAACTCTATCTTTCCTTCTTTTGCTATGATGTTCCCTAAAAGACCACAAAGCGAAGAAGAAAAAATTATGATTCGTGAAACGATAGACAAATTAAAAGGAGCATCAAATGCGGGTAAAGCTGTTGCGTTTTTTGCTAACGCTCCGGAACAATTACCAAGTATTGAAAGTTTACCGACTAACAATAACGATAAACTATTCAAAGAATCAAGCGAATTAAACACGGAACAAATATGTTTCGCGCATACAATAGACCCTATTTTGATGGGTATTAGAACGACTGGTTCTTTGGGTAATGGTTCGGATATTAAACAAGCCTACATAATATTTGAGAAGAATGTAGTAATGCCATTGAGAGCAATAGTAGAAGACATATTTAATGAGTTGCTACATATCGCTAAAATTACTGCGGAATACAAAATAAATAATTTCCAAATCATAAACGAAACGATCGTAGAAGTAGAGGAAAGCGCAAGTAAAACACAAGATGCGTTAAATGCTATGAGTCCGCTTGTCGCTACGAAAGTTTTAAATACTATGACCGAGAACGAAATTCGTGCTTTAGCATCTTTACCACCGGTAGAAGGTGGAGATGTTCCACTTAGTAGAATACAACCTAATACTGCTGAATAATGATTTACTTTATAACTGAAACCTATTTAAAGACGAATACTCCGATAACTGCAAATGTAGATGTTACGGATGTCACTCCATACGTAAAGACACAAAGTGACTTAAGAATACAACCAATTTTAGGAACGTATTTTTACAATTATTTGTTAGCACAGTATAACGCTCAAACGCTTAATCCTAACGAAGAGTTATTAGTAGAGAAGATACAACCTTGTATCGCGTGGTATAGTGCCGTAGATGCGGTCTTTGGTTTGTCTTACCAACTTAAAAATAAAGGATTACAGCAACAAAACGGAGATTATTCAACAAGTGTTAGTAGAAGTGAAGTAGCTTTTGGAATGGAACACTACGAAGAGAAGGCTTCGTTCTACGAAAGACGTTTGAGAGAATGGCTTAAAGAACAAGTTAAAGCGAATCCTACTATATTTCCGGAGTTTGTTAGTTCATTGAATACTGACTCAGATATGAAACCACTAAAAGACGAAGAACAAAACGGATATAACATCGGAATTTTGATTATATGAAAACTAAGTTATTTTTAATTTGTTCGTCTTTTCTTGCGGTAATCGCTCCAGTTAAACCACTTATTTATGTGACTATTTTAGCGATACTTTTAGACACGGGTTTTGGTATTTGGAG